CCCTTACCATATAGACACAGATAAAGGTAAAGAAGATATTGGTTGGTTATTTAAATAATATTTATAATAATAATAATAATTATATAATGGCAGATAAAGGCTTATTTAGTAGACTACAAAGATTATTTTCAACTGACGTAATTATACGTAATGCTGGAGGAGATCAAATAAAGGTAATTGATAGTAATACTATTCAATCAAGTGGGGAATTACAAACTAATTCATTAATAGATAGATATAACAGGATTTTTTCTACAAGTCCATCTTCACTATATGGTTCCCAATTTAACTTCAACTACCAGTATCTTAGACCACAATTGTATTCAGAATATGATGTAATGGATCAGGATGCTATTATTGCTTCTGCTTTAGATATCATTGCTGATGAATCTACTTTAAAGAATGATATGGGTGAGGTATTATCTATCCGTTCTTCAAATGAAGATATTCAAAAAATATTATATAATTTATTTTACGACGTATTAAATATTGAATTTAATTTATGGTCATGGGTTAGACAAATGGCTAAGTATGGGGACTTTTTCTTAAAATTAGAAATTGCTGAAAAATTTGGTGTATATAATGTTATTCCTTACACAGCATACCATATCGAAAGACAAGAAGGTTACAATGCAGAAAATCCATCTGAAATCCGTTACAGATACTCACCAGATGGTTTGGTAAACACCAACTCAGGAATGTATAAAGTGCCAGGCCAACCAGGTACAGATAACTCCCCAGGTGTTTTCTTTGACAATTATGAAATGGCTCATTTTAGATTAATTGGTGATACTAATTATCTCCCCTATGGTCGTTCTTATATTGAACCAGGCCGTAAGTTATTTAAACAATATACGTTAATGGAAGACGCAATGTTAATCCATAGAATCGCACGTGCTCCAGAAAAACGTATTTTTTATATGAATGTTGGGTCTATCCCACCAAACGAAATAGATGCATTTATGCAAAAAACTATTTCAAATATGAAGCGTACTCCTTACATGGATCAAAAGACAGGTGAATATAATTTAAAATACAACATGCAAAACATGATGGAGGATTTTTATATCCCAATTCGTGGAAATGATACAACAACTAAAATTGAAACCACTAAAGGTTTAGATTATGATGGTATACAGGATGTTGAATACTTAAGAGATAAGTTATTTGCTGCTTTGAAAATTCCTAAAGCATTCTTAGGGTATGATGAGAATATAGAAGGTAAAGCTACATTAGCAGCAGAGGATATTAGATTTGCTCGTACTATTGAACGTTTACAACGTATTATGGTTTCTGAGCTTAATAAAATTGCATTAGTTCACTTATACGCTCAAGGTTATAGAGATGAAGCATTGACAAATTTTGAAATTTCAATGCAAACACCTTCTATTATATTTGAACAAGAGAAGATTGAGTTAATGAAATCTAAAACTGAGTTAGCTCAAACACTCAAAAATGAAAAATTACTTCCTACTAATTGGATTTATGATAACATCTACCATTTATCTGAAGATCAATATGATGAATATAGGGATTTAATGAGAGAAGATGCTAAACGTGAGTTTAGAATGAACCAAATCGAAGCTGAAGGAAATGATCCAGTAGAAACAGGTAAATCATATGGTACCCCACATGATCTAGCTTCATTATATGGTAAAGGAAGAATGTATTCCGACCCAGGCAATGTTCCTGATGGGTATGGTGAAGATAGTAAAGTTGGACGTCCTAAGGATGGTATTTCTAACCATGGAAAACAAAGTAGTAACTTTGGTAAAGACCCATTAGGTACCAAACGTATGAAAGATACCGATAAAAATGATTCTACAAATAGTAGAACAGATACAAACAAAAATGGATTAACATTGGAAGCAGCTCAAACAACTTTATTGAAAAATAAAGATATGTTTAAGAAAATGAATAAAAAACAATTGGTATTTGAGCAAGATAAAGATGATACTTCAATTTTAGATGAAAACCAATTAAAAGAATAATTTCCTCCTAATATTTATAAATAAATATATTTTTTGATGAAAATAAAACACTCCAAGTATAAAAATACGGGTATTCTATTTGAATTATTAGTACGTCAAATAACTGCGGATACATTAAAGGGTGGAGATTCTCCAGCTATTAATATCCTTAAAGAATATTTTGTAAAAACTTCCTTAGGTCGTGAGTATAAGTTATATGAATCGGTATTAAAATCCAATGTTTTAAATGAAGGTAAGGCGAATATAGTAATCAGTACTATACTTGAATCTTCTAAAGGATTTAATCGCACTTCACTAAAGAAACAAAAATATAATTTAATCAACGAAATTAAAAAACATTACAATTTAGATGTTTTCTTCGGTTCCAAGATTAAAAATTATAAGGAGTTAGCTGCTTTGTATACTTTAATTGAAAGTCATAATGTAGAAAAAAATACAAATGTTGACCAAATTATAGATAATAAAATAACTTTATTAGAATATTTAACTAAACAAATAGTTAATACTGAAGAAATTAAAGAAGATGTTCTTAAAGAATTTCAAACTTATGATAAAGATTTAAGAATTCTTACTTACAAAGTACTGTTAGAGAAGTTCAATTCTAAATACGAAAATTTATCTACAGAACAAAAACAAGTACTTAAAGAATTTATCAATTCAGTAGATTCAACTCCTGGATTAAGGGGTTTTTATAATAATAAAATAGATGAATTAAAATCTATTTTGAATGAAGAATCTAAAAATATTAAAGATAAAGCTACTCAAATTAAAGTACAAGAAGTAACTAAATATTTAGTTGAATTAGATAAAACAACTAAAATTTCAAATGATAATTTAGTTGATTTGTTACAATATTACGAACTAGTAAAAGAGATTAAGGTAGCAAATGGCTCACAAGTATAAACTTAAAGAACAACCATCCCCTAACTTAGCAAAGCAAGGTGGCTATAAGATTGGTGATATTTCCTATTCTAAAGATGGAGACACCAAATATGTAGTCAACACAATAGACCCTGTAACTGGTCAAGTAGGATGGAAAGTTATTCCCCTTCCTGCTTTTGATAAACTTAATACTGATTTAACTGATTTAGTTAGAACAGCTAAAGGTGTTTATAGTAAAACTAAGGATGATGAAAAGTTTAGAGGGTTTTATGAAGAAATTAGAAAGCTACGAAACCAAGTTAGAACTCATCTTAGAAACGAATACCCAGACGAATATAAAAGAATGAGTGTAGCCGAAGATGTTGATGAAGTGTCAACATCAGGAGGATCAGGGGCTTATTTAGGTAAATATGCCTTCAAAAAACCTAAAAAACAAGAAAAATTACCTGAGGGTGTAGGAGCAACATTAGGACCAGGTCCAAAAGCAGGCCCTGAAGGTGTAGTAGATAACTACTATGTTAAAAAATTTAAATACAAACTAGTACCTAAAGACAAAAATGGAAATTATGTCCAAAAAGGTAGTGGTTTAGAGGTAAAAAATTTTTAATATGTATAATTATAAGTTAACTGAGCAAGAAGAAGATAAAGTAAAAAAATTCCATGAAGAAAGAATCATGGCATTTGATACTTTAGAGTCTCGTTTAGAAAATATAAAAAAATTATTACGTCAAGGTAAAATTGAAACAATAAAATACTACAGAGAAAACCCAAAAAGTTACACTGTATATAAACCAACAGATTTAATTGGCGATTACATAAACGATATTGAAACATTATTAAAATCAGAAGAATGAAAAAAGCAGAAAAGTTATTTAAGGATTTACTAAATGAAAATTTAGGATATGTTGACCTTAAACCAATTAATCAAATAGAAGCTACCCCAAAAACAGATTTCGAAAATAAATTTGCTGCTTTTCTAGCTGAAGAAGCTAAAGTTGAAGAGAAAAAAGTAACTAAAGAAGTAGAAGAGGTAGCTGAAAGTAACTTTGATTACAAAGATGAAAAAAATCTAGATAACCAAATTGGACAAGAAGTACTTAATGGTATCTACTTTGAATCAAAACAAAACCCAGATAAAACTTTAGATGAAGTAAGAGAAATCGTATCTAAAAACTTAGCTAAAGATGGTCAACACTATCTTAAAAATGCTGCTTTTGGAGTTGAAGGTCTAGGTTTAGAAGAAATGAAGTCTGAAGAAGCTACTGGTAAACATAAAGAAAGTGGCTACTCAGATAAAATTAAAGAAGTTGTAAAAGAGTCTTTAATGGGTAGCATTGTTACCACAGGCAATCCAAATTCTATATCTGCTCAACAAAACGCTGTTGTAAAAGAAGTAACCAGTGATGTTGAAGAAAGCTATGATGAGTTTCAACGTGATGATAAAGG